CCTTGAATTGCCTTGAATTGCCTTGAATTGCCTTGAATTGCCTTGAATTGCCTTGAATTGCCTTGAATTGCCTTGAATTGCCTTGAATTGCCTTGAATTGCTTTTTCATTTTTTATATTTAATATTTTTGAAAATATTTCTGTTCTATTATAAATTATATTATTGAAAAATTGATTTGATATTGAAAAAAATAAAGAAGACAAACCCTGTTAATTGGTTGTTAATTGAAACTTTCCGCGATGAACCACGATCTCGTCAGCGAGGTTATTTTCACAAATGACGAAGCATTTTCGCGCATTAACATTAAAGTTGCGAGGATGATGCTCTGTGTTTGTAAAAACGCAAAATTGAACAAGAATATCAAGATGAGTTTTGATAAAGTGAAGATTGACGCGTATTGTAAGCAAATTAAATCATTGTCAACCAAAAAAACAAGAGCGTTTCTATCTAATGTATTATATGACAATATGGATATCCCGCATTCATCGTTTAGGACAAATGTGATAAAAATAAAATTGAAATTATTGAAAGAGAATGCGTATGTGTTAGAAGGTGTTGAAAAAGGATTGATCATAGAACAATTACAGAATCTTATAAAGTATTATAAGAAACTTGAAGAAATAAATTATATTGTTTCAAATTTAGGTGTTGACGTTACGAACATTACAGAAGAAGATGGTGAGATATATGGTGATGACGACGACTATATCGCAGAGGAATACAATAAAATTAAAATTAGCACTATCTTCAAGTTCAATGCCTATTCTATGAATATGTTATTTAACAAAATGACAGAAAATGCGATTCTGAAAATTGTTTGTAGCGATCACTATGATAAGATGTGGTCGGATTACAAAAAAACCCCATTCTTATTCGCTTAGAATTATTCGTTTGAAATCTATGTTAGTGTGTGAGATAGTGTTATGATTTTTATATTTTGATTTTTATATTTTGATTTTTATATTTTGATTTTTGAATACAAAATGTTCTATAATTTGTTAAATTATATAAAAATTGATTATATGCTTTGAAATTTAATAATTAAAGTCAAACGAAACTCTCGCAACTCTCGCAACTCTCGTGAATCTCGCAACTCTCGTGAATCTCGCAACTCTCGTGAATCTCGCAACTCTCGTGAACTCCTGTGGTCTGTTCCCAGACGGAACAATGGAATACGCTGAAATAATTCACATTCAAAATACCACACCTTGTATTACATACATCCCAAATATCACACCAGAACCAGAACATCTCCTATCTTTCGCATCTGTAGAACCTTTCGCATATCTAGAACACTTCATGTTCTTATATTTCGCATCTTTCGCATATCTAGAACACTCTTTGTTCTTATACTTCGTTTCTGTTAAAAAACTCTCACTCTTATCTTTCATATCTGTAAAAAACTATTTGCTCTTATCTTTGGTATCTCTAGAAGAGTTATCACTCTTATCTTTCATATCTGTAAAAAACTATTTGCTCTTATCCTTGGTATATCTAGAAGAGTTATCACTCTTATCTTTAACATATCTAGAACCGTTATTACCTTTCCTACATCTGTTACCTCTCGCATTCCTCGCACTCCTCACACTGATCACTCTCCTTATCACATATAATAAAACGCAATATATAGAAGATGATCTGTCAGAAGATGATCTGTCAGAGGAAGATCTGTCAGAGGATGATCTGTCAGAGGATGAGGATTATACATCTTCAACAATTGAAAAATGTATAATCGTAAATAGAGAAGGGGGTATTGTGTCGGATAACAAAAAATTTAGGGGTATTTTGGTTGATATTTGGAAAACAATGGAAAAACAAGATATTTTAGATAATACCACATTTAAATTCAAATCTGGAAATAAGAGAGGGTTAAAAGGTTATAAGTGGTTTGAACCAATCAATATGTCGTTTCAAAACAAGGATTCAAATAAAACACTCAAAGAAATACTCAATATGGTCAAAGTAAATAACTTCGCAATTGACTTATCTATTACACTAAAAACAGGCGAGGTCATCCATTTTATAGATTAAAAAGGTCGCATTGAAGACACTCTATAAAACACCGATACATCCCATATAGAAAAATGAAATTTAAGATAATAAACTACTAACTATATATCTAATTATTTTTTATTTTTATATCTTCTAATAAAGACAAGACAATGAAAGACAATATATATTTACAGCAATTGGCAAAAAATATATATGGTAAAAAGAATGATATTTCGCAAACAAAATATATTAAGTTCAAGGGAGAATATAATGTGTTGTGTTATATGATAAGAAGGACTACTATATAATTACAAATAAAAATAATCCAAAAGTATATAATAAAAACGGAATTATAATGCTGATAAAATAAAATTAGAAAAAATCCTAATCTAACGATCGTTATTTATAGAAAAACCCCCAGTCCCCTTACATAATGCTATAATTATTTATTTTCCATTTCCAACACCTTTCTTATATATTTTAAATTAATTAGCGGAAGAATCGGAGAGCATTCCCATAGTTGTGTTTTGAGAAATGTTTGAATCTCGTATTTTACAGGATACATATGGAATAACCCTCCGTATATATCACTCATATACCGCTGATATCTTTTTGCAAGTAGATTCACACTATACTTTGGCAACACGATTAAGAGTTGGATGTAGGGTGGCACAAAGGTATTCTCGCAATTTAATACGGGTGGTTCGTTGGCGATCGTGTGATTGAGGATATCCTTGATTGTCGGCGGGTAATTATAAGGGTAATACCATTCACAATCTATCGCAAACCCTTTGTAATACGAATAGACCCAGTAGATACCCTTGATGTAATTATTACACGCGTTATACATAACCGTTGAATCTATGGATATATTATTATCAAATATATCCCGGTAATATTCCTGTCGCCATTTATTAGGACTGTTATAAATCGTATGGATAAGTGCATCCTTGTTCTTTAACCCATAGTAATCACTCGGTATATCCGGTTTATTCCCCGGGACGTAAGGTGCCTTTTTCTTTATATACTTTTCACAAATGCGATGGATATCTTCGTCCTCGGTATTTGCTAAATCTTTGAAGATATCAATGAGGCAATTGTGATTGATCACTCCATTATGGACTAATAGTCCGTTGGTTTGTATCGCCCGCTTCGTGGCGGATAGTAGCGTATCTACGCCATTATTTTTCAATTCAATTGTTAATAGATGCGGTATAAAGTCGTTTCCAAGGATAGAACAAGCGGTGCAATAGGTTTCAATCAAATCTGTGTCGCTTGTCTCCATATCCCACGACATCTTCAATTCGCATAAAATCGCTTTACGCAATTCTTTGATATTTAAATAATTGTATACCGTATCGTTCGTATGCGGGTCTTTCATCTCGCGCATCAAATATATATTTTCTTTGTGAGACATTAGCGACAATATAATTAAATCAGCGTCTAACCCGTGAATAATTATTTTGTCGCTTGCCGATGTCTCTTTCAACCGGTGAAATATCTTGTGTTCCCCTTCGCCACATTCATCGCTACCGCTATAAATAATCTTGTCATTCGTATTATGTTCGCGAATATAGTTTTTCAACGTATCGTTTAACTTGTCCATAAATAGTGTTCCGGGTGTAATTGCGTTTGTATCCCACGTTATCGCTACATTATCCAATGTATTCCTATGAATGGTTAAATAGCGTCTCTTCCTCTGCTGAAACATTTTCGCAAGAGGTGCGACGCCGTCCGCGCAAATTAAATATTTGTCCGCCTTGTAGTTTTCGGCGTAATATTGAATTCGCTCCCATACACCCGCGATAATCTCGCTTTCAATACGATCCTTGTCTACTACAGTGCCCTTGTGTTTGCGAATAATATCTTGTGCCACGTTGTGTATAATGCCGTTAAAGTCAATACAATACATATCCAATCCAGTAGGTTTAGTGTTTGTAAGGATCGTATTGTATTTTTGTGTCAAGGAATAAAAATAATAAGGAATGCCCATTGTTTATATTATAGTATTGACTATATCTATTTATATAATAGCGAATATCATTTTTTATTTTTCTTTCTATCATATTAGAATATATATATAAAATATGGCAACGAATTTAAGTGATGTATTTTTAGGGTCAGAGCAATCAAAGTATGCGGGAATCGCTCTTTTTATCACGATTTTAATCATCTGTCTCGCGATCCTATTCACCAGTAGCAAAATCGCCATCGAACAGCGAATCGTCTTCGTGATCTTCATATTAATAATCACGGTTCCCTCCATATTAATGTCCCTATTTGAACTGACGTGCATCGTCACCGGTGGAAACTACAATACGCGCTGGTGGTGCTGGTTGCTCGCCTGGGTATTGGCAGTAATGATCATCATCTATTGTATAATGATCATTATCTCCCTATTTATCTCTATGACTACCTATGATATGGCGAACGAACGAATCACCGATGACATCGCAAATAACAAAGTTGATGCGACGACCGACAATGCGAATGCCAATAATTACGCAAAAAATATAATGAAGTCCTATGAGGAAGACGCGGGAAACCCACTGTATGACAATAACCCTAGACCCCCCCAACGCCCGGCACCCCCTACTGCGCCCTCTTCTATGCCCCAAGAACTAGCACAACATCACGCACAACAACAGTTCGGGTCGCAACAGCAGTTAGCACAGCAATATCAACCTCCGGTGCCTCATTCGCAACAATCCGCGATGCCTCAGCAATCCCAGCATATAAACACCGGTCCTCTCAGACAACAAACGGGTGACTATACCGGGTTTGATTCGTCAGACAACTTGTCACCGCTAGATGCCGGTTTTAATACGGTGAAGGAACCTGTGCGTCAACGCGCAAATCTTCACAGCGACCCGCGAATGAATGACACTGTTGAACCGTATGCCGTAGAGGAAATGTTCAGTTCCGTTTAGATTTTAGAAACCTCATATATCTAGTCCAATTCGCAGTAATATTCAGCATATAGTCCCAGTCCCACCCTACAAAACGAAACGTATATTGCGTATATATTTTTTTTGATATAATATAATCCGCCTTATATTTACACTTTACGATTGTCCCGTCAAAATCGGTAATTGTATCAACCGCCACACACTTTAAAAACGCACCAATATTTAGCAAGAATTCGCAACCTATGTTGTTACTCTCATAAAGTGCGTGAATGTCGTCCTCACTGCTATCAAACGATTTGGAAAGGAACGCGTAATTGAACTTGTCATAGACACCTGTATCCACAATAATTTTCCATAGAATATTATGCTCGGGTTTTTGCGGATTACTATATATATAGTGAATTGCGGTTAGTTCTTGTAATGAAGTAGATAGGAAGGTGTCTGTCGTGATAATATCGCCTATGCGTAGATTCGCCGTTCTTTCTATAGTTGATTTATATCGGTTATAATTAAACCCGCGATAGAGAACGAGTCCTTGCGTTCGCGGTGTCAAAGGGATGACTTCCTTACAACGAGGGAGTTTATTCACCAAGGAATCACATAGTAGTTTCATATTTTGAAGTTGACCGCAGAGAAAATCCTTAGCATATATTTTGTGTTTTTTCATATAATTAATCGTTTCTTCGGGGAATAGATGATTCTCTATGTATTTCATAAATTCTTTGCGTTTATAAGAATTTGGGTTATTAAATAGTGCGTGATGGTTACATAATAAATGTGTGATTACTTGGTAATTTAACGTATAATATCCTCTGTTCTCTCGCATATCAAAATATTCGTCTGGATTATCCTCTGATTTCCATTCATACAGAAAATCAGCAATATTCTCTTTTTTCCTATTTCGCGTAATCTTGTTTTGTTTGTGATATGTAGATTCCAGATGAAGCAAACTGGGAAACTTCATATCGCGTATATCCTCCTTATCTCTCTCTATTATACTATACATCAATTTTTATAAACCCTAGCATATGACAACGAAAAATCTAAATTATTATATGCGTTTTATATGAAGAAGATCCCTCGTATCATACATTTAACAATGAAACGTAAATACATTATCATCGCGTTAAAACACGCACACCGGCGATGGAAATAAAATGTGTTTATATAATTATAAAAGGATATGAATATAGATATAGATATTAATAATATATTATCAAATTTAGAATATTTTAATTTAGGTATCGCTGATGAAGATGGTAACCAAACAATTATAAAGAACGGCAATTATTCTTTATTATATAATAATAATGAAAAAACTCTATCATGGAAACATTCATGGAAAAATGAAAAGAGTTCTGGTAATCAAATACAGGGAATTAGAAATAATGATGAAATAAAATATATACATATCAACCATCATGATAATGTTGTTTTATTATTAAATGTAACAATTAATAAAATAGAGCAAGCAAAGCAAAGAAAAGTTGGTTGGAGTATTTTTAATAATCAGGTAGCACCTTCGGGTGGAAAAAAGAACACAACTGTCTATAAATTAAATGGCGAGAAGGTATTCTTAATACATAATAATAGAAAAATTAAAAGAAGCATTTATTTAAAGGGTAATGGAAAAACCAAATACTGTAAAATTAACAAAGAGTTTATATCGCTAAGCAAATTAAAAAAAATCATAGAGTGATAATAAAGCATATATATCCAATCATTTCTGTAATATGGTAAAGAGTAATGCACTATATCCTATCACACCCGCAAGGATTGAACCTCCTTTTATACCCTGATTGAATTGGAATTCATTTTTACAAACATATTTAAGAAATCATCATTACTATAATATAATGTTGTGATGAAAAATAAAGAAGACGACGCTAAGCAGCGAAGTGGGTATTTTAGACCTCAAATATGCCGAAATTGTGGTATTAATGGGCATTTATACAAGGATTGTCTGCATCCAATTATGAGTTTTGGCATTATCTGCTACAAGGTAGAGAATGGGGAAATTCGGTATGTTATGATACAGCGAAAAGACAGTTTGGCATTTATGGAATTTGTTCGCGGGAAATATAATCAAACCGATATTAATTATATTAAGCAACTGGTGGATTATATGACGGAGAATGAGAAGGAGATGCTCTTGGATAACACGTTTGACGCGATATGGAACTATACGTGGTGTCAGTCGTCGCAAAACATATTTAAGCATACAAAGGAATATATTGAGTCAAAAACGAAGTTTGATTATGTAATTAATAACATTAGTTTTGTAAATGTAATTAAATCAAGCAAGGTGAAGTGCAACTACCTAGAGCAGGAATGGGGATTCCCAAAGGGACGAAAGAAGATTCGTGAGAGTGATATTGATTGTGCTGTTCGGGAGTTCTGTGAAGAAACGCAACTATATAAGGACGATATTCAAATCGCAAAGGAAATCAACCCGTTTCAAGAAATCTTCTTCGGCACGAATAACATTCTTTATAAACACGTCTATTATATCGCGAAGATCGTCAAAGAAAAATCCAAAATATTCTTAGATAATAATTGTATCGAGCAAGTTCGGGAAGTGCGAGACATAAAATGGCTCACATACGCCGAGGTATTGTCGCATATTAAATATCATAACATAGAGAGAATTGAGATTTTCAAGAAGGCACATACTATAATTACTGACACTTTGCTATTATAAATCTTCTTTAATCTAAATAGAAAGTGAATGATTAAAAATAGTTCCAAATTCTGTCCGGATAATAAAGAGATCAACCCGATTACTGGAAGATGTGTTTTAAAATGTAAGGAAGGATCTGTGCGAAGTAAAATCACAGGAAAGTGCGAGAATAATGGTAAGAAAGGAAGACCCGCAAAGAAGATACAAGTTTCGGTTCCAGTGGTTCCGGTTCCGCCTGTGCCACGACAACCAAAGAAGATTTCGTCATTGTCTCCTGTGTCTTCAAGTTCTTCTCTTGTGCCCTCTGTGTCTACAAAGTCTTCGTCACGGGCATTTGAATTATATTATCCGCATTTGGATGATCCAGACTTTACAACGAAGATTACCTATAATAAGGAGTTTTTAATTCATAAAATTCCGGATTACCCGATTATAGAAAATGCCAAAGATTTTGACGCGGTTTCCACGAAGTTATGTGGAAAGTTTGACAAGATGCTTTATCAGCATTTTATAGGACAATTTCTATCATATCGCACACCGTATAGGAGTGCTCTGTTATATCACGGTGTCGGTGTGGGGAAAACATGTTCCGCCATTACAATCGCGGAGGCGCTACTAAGTTCACAAACCAACACGGAACCGATGATTTGGGTGATTATGCCTCAATCCTTAAAGAACAGTTTTAAATCGCAAGTATTTAACATAGATGATTTTGAGACGCTGGAGGGGTTATCTAATCAATGCACTGACCATACGTATATAAAATTACTGAATATCTATAAATCTACATTTAACAAAGAGAACAAGGAGAGACTACGAAGCGAATTGAAAGCATTACTGAAAACTCGCTATAATATTTTTACATACGACAGATTCGCCAAATATATCAAAGATAATTATACAAATAAAATTGTAGAGAACAAAGTGATCATCATTGACGAGGCACATAATATACGTAGCACGAATAAGAAGGTCAAGGATACCTATCTTGCGTTAATGAAATGTCTAGAAAAAGGCGTGAATAACAGATTGGTATTATTGTCTGCTACACCGATGTATAATGAACCGCGAGATATCTTGGAACTTTTAAAACTATTACTTATTAACGACAAGCGTTCTCATATTCTACAAGAACACAAGAAACTATTTAGTAACAAGACATTTACAATAGACGACGCGAATGTCGCAGAACTGATCCGTAACTTATCGGGGCGCTATATATCCTATTTAAAAGGCAAGAACCCTTTCACATTTGCTTTAAAGTTAAATCCTAGCATTAGCGGTATTAAAGTGTTAGAGGACGCGCCTACGCGAGATATGACAAATAAGGCGATTAAAAAAGAGCATCTCGGGTGGTTAAAGAACATAGACGACGATATCGTAATATCTACGCTAGGCGACGCACAAAAGAAACTCATTGATTCGCTTGAAAACATAGCATTTGAGGGAGACGTAGATGACGACATAGATGACGACTCGGGGGATGTGAGTGATGATAACTCAGGGGATGTGAGTGATGACGATGATAAACAAAATAATAATATGAAATTATTACAACCTATGAATATTGTATATGATAATGATATTGGGATTAAGGGATTTTATAATTTTTTTAGTAAAACAAAGGATACTGACCCGATAGAATTAAAATATACAGAAGGGTATAAAAATGCTTTATCACCAGACGAAGAACATTTAGGCAAATATTCAGGAAAGTTTTTGAATGTTTGTAATTTTATTCGCAAATCAAAAGGAATCGTTGTTATATATTCTCGCTTTTTAATATCTGGTATAATCCCGATCGCGATATGTCTTGAGCATTTAGGATATTCGCGTGAAGGAACCAATAATATCTTGAAAAATGCCGATATCGTAAAAGACAAACCGGTATATGAGGGTATTCGCCATCCCAAATACTGTATTCTTACAAGCGACAAAAAGGAGTATATGGGAAATACCAAGATAGACGATTTAATAAAAATAATCAATAGCGATGCCAATCAGGATGGGGCAAAAATAAAGGTGATCCTTATCACGCCAGTAGCAAGCGAAGGGTTGAGTTTCTATAATACGCGAGAAATCCATTTGATAGAACCGTGGTATCACTTTAACCGTGCCGACCAAATTATAGGACGTGGTATCCGCAATTGTAGACATAATAGACTCACAATTGAAAAACGCAACGTTTCGGTATTTATGCATGCGAGTGCGAACGACGACGCAAGTAGAGAAAGCATAGATATTAACGCGTTTCGCATATCCACGCGAAAATACATTGAAAGCAAGAAGGTTGATAAACTGATTATGGATAATGCGGTGGATTGTCATTTAATGAAAAATATTAATTATTTCCCGAGATCCATTTTTAAATTAGAGAATATAGATATTCAGACATCACAAGGCGCCGTGATTAAGTATCATTTTGGAGACGACGAGAGAGACGAACCGAAATGTAATGTGGATATACGGCACAAAATTAACACTAGCGGGTATCGTAGTGAAGTTTACAAACATCTTTTACCGAGTATTAAAACCACGCTACGGACGATTATTGCGAATAAGCTCACGGAAGACACGAACACTTACATTGATTTTGAAATGTTAAAAGACGCTGTAGGTGGTAAGATAGACAATGATATTTTGATGTATGCGATTAAAAACATACTCTATCCAAGTATTTTTCTTCGGGGCAAGTATATCACACGATACAAAGACGGTATATTAATCAGTCCAATTGACATTCAAGAGAATCGGGACGTTGGCAATAATAATAAGATCATACGATATAATCACGAGATGCTTGATATCGTAAAACCTGCTAGTCCAGCAAAAGACGCAAGTCCTGATAATAAGGTGGTAATTCAAAAACTTTTAGATAAATTAGAGATTGATGGAAAGGATATCCATAAAACCACGATATCTTTGTATTTAAATACGACGGCGGAAGATTTCAAAACATTAATACTGTATATTTTACAATCGTATCCGTCTCCTGCGTTAGATACATTTGACAAGAATATCCAGTTTATAAGCGGATGTCTCTATCGCCAAGGAATTTTAATAAAAGGCGACGATATCCCGTCGTATAAGGAGAATGATAATGAATATATCGGGTATATCAATATGTATAGCGAAAATAGCGAAGTGGACAACGCCTACATTCAATATAACGAGAATGACAAGAAGGCGTTCATAAAATACAAAGGTCATTCGGAATATATAAAGATGCTTGATGAGATGCAAATAAAGAAAATAAAAGAGAGTATTAAACTATATAATACGTCTACACAGAGTGAACAGAATATACGACCTGGTTCAATATATATGACGGAATATTTTAGGAATCGTATAAATAATAAGAATTACGTGCCTCACGATATGACGAACGAGAAGACGCCGTGGGGCATTATCGTTCGCTCCAAAAATAAATATATATTAAAACTATTTACTACAGGGGATGGCAAGAAAACTGGAAGAGTATGTGAAACATATACGGAGGAAGACCATAATACGATGATAAGTCAACTGATCCCCGGTGAAAAAGTGAAGATGAAAAATAAAAAAGTATTATGTAGTTATATTGCGAACATATTGCTTCGTAAAAATAAACTGATTTTATTCCCTTTGTATAAACCGAAAACCACCTAGACCGGCGAATTCTGCGATTATCGCCCTGTCAAATGCGGTCAATAATTTCGTATTTCCGTCTTCGGCGATCGCTTCTAATACTGGCGAATATGTTTTTCGTCGTTTCATTCTATATCATTGTGTGATATATTTATATCGTAATCCGTCCTTTGTTTTTATCCTTGTTATATATAATAACCTTGTCATTATAATACACCTCTTTATCAAGAAAGAAGGATATAAATAATGCGGTGGATTTATTCCAGCGATTATTGACGATCCCTGACATTATTTCGGCACACTTTGTCATCCCGAATATCTTTGAGAATTCGTCTTTCGTTATGAAAGTAATTAGCGCATCCTTTATATGGTCGGTTGAATTATGAAAAGCGGTCGTTTCATTGGCGATGATTTCTAGTGGTTTAATCGTAACAGACTTCACTTCCTTTGCGGATACCTTTTTCTTTGCGGGGGTGACTGTAAGTGCAACGGGTTGCTCAGGAACGATAGGGACTTCTTGGACTACCAATGGTATTGGCACTTCAGGAAGTTTCTCATGAACTCGCTGCGTGTGACGATTAAATATCAGAGGTTCTACATCTTTCCATTCCGCCAATGATAGATCATTCAATGACCCTAATTTGTTATAAAGAATATCAATCATTTCCCCTTCGTATAGTTTAGATTGAGTAATAATAGTATTACAAGTCATTTTTTTATGTAATTAAATAATCTTCATATGTTAAATCATTGTCTAGACAACTAGTAAAACTCGTGTTCTGTTTCATAAACTTCTTTTTTAATAGATAAAATTTCATGCTTGACGAGAACTTTTGCTTCGGCACTACGCTGACTGGGATAGATGCATCTGTATTCGCTAGGGTAGATGCGTCTGTTGTCGTAGAAGAAAGCGTTGTAGCGGACGCGATCACAGATGTTCTAGACACATCAGTATCATCGTCTATCGTGGGATCCTTTGTATTAATGCTGTCGTTAAGTAAGGTTTTCATCAACTCGTATTTTGATATTTCATTTTGGGATTTAATACAAAAAATAATATAATTATATATCTTGACAAGCAATTCCTCCTCAATCCAATTGAGATTTAAAAAAATACCATTGTTGTTCTTTGTATAGTTTGCCTTTGTATCTAGTATTATTTTGAATAATTCTAAATTTTCACTTTCCGTCAATTTAGATACATTATGTTGTATTGCTTTGCATAGATCTATTTTATTCATTATTAAATAATAGTAGTTTTTATTTTTATATAGTAAACACGATTCATTCATTCTTCGTTCATTCTTCATATTCATCCAACTCGTCTATATCTCCATCATCTATGTCATCTACGTCGTCATCATCCAAATCCAACTCGTCCAACTCTTCATCTTCTTCCTCGTCGTTCTCAAACATACTAAACTCCCCTCCCTTGAGTTTATCGCTATCTTCATCAATAATAATTTTCCTTACATTATCTACGTCTTCTTCCTCCTCCTCTTCATATACGTCCCCATCGTCATTCAGCACGTCATCTTCATACGCCAAGATGTCTTCGTCTTCGTCTTCAATAGAGGGACTGTCGTCTTCGTCCTCCTCAATTACGCTAATGTCGTCATCCACCTTATCCTTGATAATTCGCCCGATGATAGAAATCATCTTGTCATACAAGGTGAATTTTTTGCCACATACGATGACGTTAATCTCATCGCCTATATTAATGTTGTCAATATTCACGTCCGAAAGAATTCCAGTGGTGATTTTCGGAATGATCACTTCCAAGATCGCCATATCGTCGTATTTGCCGATTGCGAGTAACCCGAGGTTATTCTTCGCCTTCACAATACATTTCACTATAGAATCTTGTGCCGGATTACAAATCTCCGCGATACAATTTAAATCATAGGCAATATTGCCGTTAAAATGTGCTTCCTTGATATACCCAGGTGACCGCTTGATGATTTTTATACTGTCTTTTTTAATATACCCGTGCTTACTACAACTGTTCTCTAATGTCGTCTTGATCTTCGTAAGAATGCTGTTCTCAAAATGTTTATTCAATTCATTCGGTGTTAATATAATGGTTGTATTAAATTTGATGGGCATAAACAGTTTTGACATTCTATTTCAATAAATGTATGGTAATCTATATGAATATATCATTTTTTTTATTTATATAAAAAACTGATATATAAATCTATAATATCTATATTTATTAGATAATACATATAATAAAAATGGAAATATCAAAAGACGACCCTATCTTCACGATAATCGGTGCTATCGCCACGAATGGCGAGGATAACGTGATCAAAGTTGAGAATACCGAGATATGGTCTGAGGATAACTATTATAACTTTGTAAATATAATGAAAAACGAAGGATACGTGGAGGAAACAGAACCACAAACATTACACGCATACGCAAACGATCATTTACTGGTAATCAAGACTCCTAAGAAAATATTATATTATTGTAATCACAATACGTATAAAAGCGATGACCCAAACATTACGTGGTATAATCACAGACCCGTCTCTAAAAATGTCGTGAATACGCTTTTCAATTCAACGCTCACGTTTTTAAACCTACGGAAGACCGAAACGACCCCTGTCGCGAACTGGGACAATATGCGCAAATACTTTAAAATTAATAAATGTATCACCTATACTGACAGTGCGACGGGTATCAAATACATTGTAAATATTTGTAAATCGCATGACCGTGATTATTACGAAGCGGACGAGAAGGACTACCATTTGGCACTTAACAAAGCGAAAATCATCAACAAATCGCAACAATACGAGTTTTACATAGATATAACAAATACCGACAAAGAGAATATAATTCCCGCCATTATTAAAATGGAGCAAGCATTACATTTAAATACATTCATCATCTCCAAGCATCAGCAAGCAGACGTGATAAAAGACTATGGAGCGCTCGTAAAAGACGATATCTTCACGAGACGATACGACGACAAGAAACCTCCGCTATTAACCCCGAAACCTTTCACACTGGAACGAACGAATATGCTGAACCCGAGCGATTACGAGCACGGATACGGGATTACCAGTGTATTATCGGAGTATACGGTGACCGAAAAAGCGGATGGCGAGCGTCTTTTAATGTATATCAATAGCGTCGGTGGTGTGTATATGATTAATAACTCGCACCAAGTGATTGACACCGGTATAAAAAGCTCAAGTGAATTATATAATTCCCTGATAGACGGCGAATATATCGCGTGTAATAAACGCAAAGATAACTCGGCGATCGGTCTTTACGCATCCTTTGATATGTATTATTATAACGGAAAGAAGATCACACAACTTCCTTTGATTGCCGATAAGGGCAGTGACGAAAGTCGTTACAGTTATTTATTGAAGACTGACAAACTACTGAAAAACAAGGGTAAAAACGAGTTTGCGATTGATTATATCGTGAAGGAACATTTGTATTCAAAAGACATTTTAGGAGATTGTAAAAATATACTTACGAATACCGTATACCCCTATGAAATTGACGGTTTAATTTTCACACCCGCGAAACTTGCGGTATTCGCCAATTACGCAAATAAACCGGAACCGCTTACCGAAAAACTGGGATGGGACAAAGTATTAAAATGGAAACCACCAGAGCAAAATAGTATTGATTTCTTAGTAAAACGCGCGGGGACGATTACGATTGACACGGTAAGTTACGCGGAATTTAAATTATACGTCGGGTATAACGCTTCGCAAATTGATAACTATACGATGAAAGACGTATTTAATTACATCTACAAGTTCAGTCAATTCCGGAACGATATAAAGGAACGTGAGAAATACGTATGTCGTCTGTTTAAACCTGAATATTATTACGAGAATGGGATTGATAGTTCGCTTATAAAGATAAGGAAGAACAAGGAGATACGATGTGATAACGACGATAAAATAGAGGACGAGATTATCGTAGAGTTCTGCTATGATGGTAGCGAAGTGAACCCTTCAATGCGATGGAAACCTATGCGGGTAAGGGAGGATAAGACGCGTATCTATCGCCAGGGCATTTTGTCAAAGACGCTCAATGATTTCAGTGTCGCCTGTAATATATGGCGCTCCATCCACAACCCGATTTCTCAAAACAACATTATAGGAAATGAACCGATTGTGAATAATATGGATGTCACCGAACTAGGCGCGAACGACATTTATTATGCGCGAACGATGCAAAAGGACGCGAGGTTATCACATCAAATGTTGGTGTTCCACAATCACGGGGTAAAGGATATGTTATATTCAAAACCGCCCCGAAAGGGTAGTATTGTGGAATTGGCATGTGGACAGGGAGGGGACCTTAACCGATGGATTAAAAACGACTATCGCTTTGTGCTAGGAGTTGATTTGGTAAAAAATAACATTTATAGTCCAAATCACGGGGCATACGCGCGATTGCTAAAAGAGCGTAAGCGGTTCTTTATCAATATGAAAAACAATAACAATATGCGATTCCCTGATATGGTATTTGCGGTTGGCGATTGTGCGAAGTCAATTCGGGACGGTGAATGTGCTGTAAATAATGACCCGGCGATAGATGATCGCGAGAGTTATAATGTGCTGAAAATGGTATTTGGCAAAGGGAACAAAAACAATGACACACAGTTTAATCGTATTATTGGGAGGGGGGCGAACGGGTTTGACGCGTGTTCGTGTATGTTTGGCATCCACTATTTCTTCAAGAACGAGGAAATGTTGGACGGGTTTTTGTCAAACGTGAGTGAATTATTAAATAAGGGTGGTGTATTCTTCTGTACCTTTATGGATGGTGAAAAGATTGAGAATGAGATTGAGAATAACGGAGGGGATAAGATAGAGGGTTTCAAGAAATTATCAAGTCGCGTGGATGATCGCGGAGAACCGATTTGGGCAATACTGCGATGTTATGATAAGGAGGATACGTCAAAGTATAACAAGCAGATCAATGTGTTTATTGAGACGACGAGTAAATTAATTCCAGAATACGTCGTTTCCTATACGTTTTTAATTGAAAAATGCGCGGAGTTCGGGTTGAATATTAAAGAAAGCGAGATGTTTTCAGATACCTTTAACCGAATTAAAAGTAATGTGGACGGATTGCTAGAGACGAATGAGAATCTTTACAAGGCGATTAAGGAATTGGACATGGAGCAAAACAAGGATTTGAAACGCTTCAGTTCCTTCAATCGTTGGTGTATCTTTGAGAAGGTTATGTAGAGTGGATTGTAATGTGACAGTGATATCTACTTGTGTAATTCTATTTTTTTATTAGTATATAAAGGAAATTTATTTTTATAACTATATGTGTAAATGATATTATTTTATAGCGTTTATTGTAATCATTGCAAGATGTTATTAGAACACATTAAACGATATGACAAGGAAAAAATCATTAAACTTGTGTCTATTGATGATTTGCGCGCTAAAAACACGGCGATTGAAAGCAAGATTCATTCTGTCCCTGCGTTTATGATACTACCAACGAAAGAATTATTGTTTGGGAAAGCGGTTTTTGACCATCTTTTATTGCCAGGACGGGGAATTCTTTGTAGCACGCAAAATACGAGACTTGACAAGACAGGATCGGGGTCTGGAACGGGAGAAAGCGAAATGAAACCTTTGGCGAATACTGGCGGTGGTATCACGGATGAAGGCGAACCTTTGGCGTTCACTTTAAATAGCGCGTCATTTTCGGATAATTTCTCAAACATTGAAGACGATACAAAGGAATTAAGTGATAAAAATTATAGATGGGATTTTATAACAAATGATAGTAATATAAGTGACGGTATCAAGAATATCCCATCAGTTATCGCAAGTGATGGCGGCGGAAGTAGTGTTACAGGAGGCGATGGGAAGATGTCAAGAAGCGAAAAAACAAATCAATCGCTTGAAGAATTAAAGAAGTTACGAGATTCACAAAAGTTCTAATAAAATCTATATAAGGAATTTATCATAATATATTTTTATAGAACTACTAGATGTCAAATCAATTTATATTTAATCAATATTATATTGACTTAATAAAGCGTATCAAGACATCCGCGAAGAAAATGAAGGAAGATGGCGACGACGAAGCGGTCGCATTTGGAAAGACGATTTTGAAGGCGATACGTGAGAATTACACGACACTGGATAAATCGTCAGACGAATACACGATTTATATGAGGTCTATCCCTGAAGATTTTTGGGCATCCTATATTGGTATTGATGATATAAGCGTGACGGATGATTGGTTTCTTGCGGATGACGTGAAGGATGTCTGTGTATATAAAAATATTACGGTTTCGGCGATACGAAAACTGGTAAATGATGATTATATGTGCCATCATTTTTTCTCGGTCTTCTATTTATTTATGTCGGAGTTAAGCGACGATGATGTGAAGTTGTATCTTTCTGTTCTTCAAGATACGAAGAATGAAATTGGGTTGGATGGTATTACGAATGAATCGCATAAAAAACTTATTGCGCGATTAAACGAACTGAAAACAAAGAAGAAGGAGACGACGGGTATTAATATGGCGGGAATGGAAGATACGATGCTTGGGAAACTCGCAAAGGAAATTCTTGAGGATGTAGATGTTGAGAAACTACAGAAGTCCATTGGTGACAATGGCGATATTTTAAAGGCGATTGGTGATCCGGACAGCGGGTTTAGCGAACTGATTTCAAATGTTAGCAGAAAAATGGCGAGCAAGATATCGTCGGGTGAATTGAAGCAAGAGAACCTGCTTCAGGACGCTATCAAGTTTGCTTCGGTGATGCCAGGTGGTATCTTTGGGAATGCGGGTGCGAATGGCAACAATCAAGGAGCCTCCAAACAAGGCGGTGGAGGCAATCCACCGGATATGGCATCAATGATGAATATGATGTCGTCTATGATGAATAACAAGGAGGGAATGGATATGTTTAAAAATATGATGGGGAACCAGGGGCAGCGCGGTGGTTCTCGTCAGACTGTTAATAAACCCGCGCTTAAAAAGTTGGCGACTGTGAATAAACTGAAGTCAAAACTCGCGAAACGAAGAGAAGGCGATGAATGAATGGTGTGAGTAGGTTATTTTAGTGTTTTAATAATTAACTTATTTGACTTAACCTTTTTTTTGGGTGTATTGGACTTAATTTTCCTACCTCCAAGTGTTCTTGTTGGTGTTCTTGTTGGTGTTCTTGGAAGATTTAGACCATCCTTTTTATTAATTTTTTTGAGTTTCTTTATCAACTCATTTCTAAACAAAGTGAATTTTGTAACTAAATCTTGTTGGTGTCCCTTAAATGGAACTCTGTCATAATATCTATTAATCTCCGCTCTTATATAATCTGCTGTACGGGGTCTTTCTTTTGTCTGTATCGGCGAGGAACTAGATGATGAACTTTTACCAAGATTTAAATTAGTTTGATGAGGCGTCAAACCATTTAACTTATCTTTTAGAGTTATTACTTTTTCTGTTACTTTGTTGACTACATTTTTGACTGTATTTATACTCTTTCTCATAATACTCTACTATAAATTGTTATAAAAATTATGAGGAATAACTAGCGATGAGTAATTAAAATAATATAAATATTAGGATAAGATAAGATAAGAACAAAAAAGATGTTTTGGTTAGATAATTTGAATATACTAACAATACCTATATTAATTCCTGATATTAATATGACGTTTGAAGACAAACTCAATGCCATTATAAGGGCGTTGTTATTTATGGGGATCATATTCACCCTCGTTTTTAATGATTCAAAATATATATTATTTGTGCTGATCATTATGATCATATCTATCATTGTATACAATTATCAAATTGAGAAAAACAAGCAGATTGACAAGTATTTAAATGAGAATAACCTGGATATCGTCAATAACACCAAATGTATTAAACCTACGCAGTCTAATCCGTTTATGAACCCGAATGTATTGGATAAAAATGTGTTCTCTGCGTGTTCCATAGAAAACTCAAAAATAAATAAAAATATGAACAAGTATTTTAATGAGAATGTATTCCGTGAGACCGACGATCTCTATAATAAATCCCTATTACCGCGTCAATTTTATACAATGCCCTCTACAACCATACCGAATGAACAAGAGAAACTGGCGGATTGGTTATATAACACGGGACCGTCGTGTAAAGAAAACGGACTCAAATGTTATGAAAACATCTATACGGATTTGAGGAGTTCCATACATAATTAACGTGATTTAATCTAGTATATATCTTAATTCTATATAAATATATCTTCAATATTATTCTTAGTATCAAAACAAATATGCTCTTTGTATCCATCGGTATTGATTGTGATGTTGCAAACTTTTTAAACAAATATAATTTACGCAAAGTTTCGCTACCGTTTGATTGGAATGTTTCGTATTCCGGGGTATCAAAATGTATAGAGAATGATTTTAAGAATTTCACAGAACCCCTGAGTAAAGAAAGAATCAACACATACGACATCTATTTTCATCACGACTTCCTTGAAGATAGCAAAGAACCTGAAGAAAAAGAAAAGTTTCACAGAAGATGTGTGCGATTAATGAATCTATTTGATACCGCCCAAAATACCGGTGAATATATCCTTTTTATTCGCAAGGGACATCTACACTATCACCACGAAGAACAAAACGAAAAATATAAAGATATTACCGATGATACAGAGGATGCGAAACGTCTAGACAAAGTATTGCGAAGTAAATACCCGCTCCTTAAATACAAAATTATAGTGCTATTAGGATGCACAACGTGTTTTACAAAGGATACTGTATGTCCCGACGACGATACACCTCCTACGATAGATGTATATAATAATGTCAGTGGAAAATTTGAAGAACGTTTACTAAATATTGTCATCACCGAGATAAGAGAACATAGTTGATTATTTATTATTTTTCAGGTTTCCCGCTTTCCCAAGTGTCTTCTTCGCACTAGAATGCCCGTCATTATATTTTTTCCTTGCTTTTTTCGCCATCATAAATGCCTTTTTCTTATGATCACAACCTTCGTCTATAATTTTGTAATCCACCGCAGCTGCTTTACCGGCGGTTAAAGCACTTGCCAATCTCGCGAGTCCCCACGATTGCGCGGTTTGATTTGGTCTTGAACCCGATGAAAAATAGGCACCTTCGCCCTTTTTGACGATCTTCTGTAACGCCTCCAGCGAACATCCTGTTCTTAATGCGAGTTCTTTCGTAGGAGTGATGGTTTCAACATTGTATATTTTGCGTGCTTTTAGGACGTGATTTGACTTCCGGTTTATAAAAGATGTTAGTTTTTCTCGGGTATAATAGACACCTTTCTTGTAATTGTTTTTTGATTCTAGTAACATATTTCGTTGCTTTTCATTATCGTCGGGTGTAAGCATTTTCGGCAAATATCGCATTGGGTATCTTTGCTTTTGCGGAGGATGCTGTGTCTGTCTCATTCTCTATTCTCTAAAATATAAAAATTGATAGTTGATCTAGTATATAGGTTGATAACTATAATGATGAAATGTATGTGCCCGTGTGGTGGTGGTCAATCGTGTATTGTGGATCGGCGCGCCGTGAACGACTGGGTGCACGAAGACGATGTATTCATAGAGCATAAGTTACCCCTACGCAAGCATTGTAATCAAAAATATACAAATAAACAAATAGACGCATTGAATATGTTTACCACATGCGATGATAATAACGTTTAATAATTTATATAAATAAATAGGACATATATATAAATATATATAAATAATCTATAGGATATGAAAAAGACGACGACAATTACATATAATATAGAAACACGCGATGGAGTTGCAATGCGTGAATTAGAATATAAGGATTATGTCAAGAATGAAAAGGGCGAAGAGAATCTATTACATTACAAGGTGAGAAATAGTGTGAATGTAGGTGTAGAAGATGGTGACAGTGCGATGAAGGTGATTGCCGATAGCGATAAAGATATAATCACAACGACGAATGAATCCTTTAATAAGATTTACAAGACGGAGAATACGATAGACGAAACAGTCGGTATAAGTAGTAATAATAATGATTGGAAGATTCACGAATATAAAAACCACCAATTAGACAAGCAATACAAGCAGAGTTACGATACAATTAATTTTGATGTAAAGGGGGCACTCTTAGAACATTGTTATATCAAAGATAAGTAAATAATGACTTACGTATTTATCTTATTTTTTTTATTTATTATTTACAAATAGATAATGAATAATAATAGTTTTGACACATCCACAAGCATTTGTTCGGACGATTGTTGGAAAACCGCCAAAGAACTTCATAATAACCAAATCGCTGAATATAATTTATACCCGAATAATTTCGTAGAATGCGATAACCCGAATGTTAGAATGACGGAAGGTTATTTACAGCACCCGAATTTACGCGGTCGTCCTGGGTATGGTTTGGCGGACGACTGTCTTATTGACAATGATTCTATGCTTCGCAATAATCCCGACGCGATGACTCAAGATCGCTGTAGAATACAGTTGAACAATCGCATCTTCACATCGGGTCCGAGTTTGCGTTGTGGTGCGGGAAACATTGACAGTGAGTTAAACCTTATTGAAGGCACGAACACAAACCCTTTTATGTGTAAGAAGCAGATTATGGAAAAAGAAATGAACAACTTTATACCACTCTTAGATTGTATGAAAGATATCCAAGATCCCAACAATATAGTTCCGGTATGGACAAATGGCGGTGAAGATACCCGCTCCTATATACATCGCGCAGAGTTCAATAAGAATTGCAATTGGATCGGGCGTAATAAAAATGTTTCTATATAATAAAAAAAATATTATATAGTAGAAGATAATATGAGTTTTAATAGAACAACATACGACACCTGTTCTTACAAACAAGAACTACAAGAAAACGTATCCACGCTAAGTTACGTTTTATCACCCTATCGCTACGAACACGAAAATAAATGCCGGCATCAATTGGGATTTGTCGGCGGAACCGCAGTTTCCCACGTTCAAGGAAACCTCGTGGATTTAGATAGCGAACTAAGAGGACAGACCCGTATCATCTCAAAATGCGGAACAAACCAATATGTCCCAACGAATGACGGGATCATCAAGAATGACAAGACCGCACCAATTGATACGACGATGCTCCATCTACCTGCTTGCCAATCCATAATGTATCGCGAAGTTCCTATGCCACCCGCAATCAACTATAATAAATGTAGTTAAGTCGGGCTGATTGTCGTAATCGTTTCTTTTTTATTTTTCATAATTACACATATATAATTATAATTTTACAATTACAATTAACACATTTTACCCAAGTAATTCACAAAGAAAAACCATAATAGATAGAACGGACCGAACATAAACGCTGTAAACGCGAAGAGTAGGCGGATAATAATATTATCAAACATACCTTTCCACGTGCAACTGAACGATAGATACGCAGCATACACAGATATAATTAGGGTTAGGATGTATAATAATACGACGCATATATTATCCAAGATTCCCCAGCGGTAGTAGTAGTTCGCGTTGTATCCTCGCATAATAAGATAAAGCGCACTTATGATATCGTATCGTAGCACGTCGCTTTCAATGATGTTGCCATTCTTGTCGTATATATTATTATATCCCGTATTAAACCCTTCGGTATTGGATTGTAAAAAGTTTGCGAATAATGGTAATATAAGCATATCTATTTATTTATGATAAAATAATATATTATTTTATTAGATTAGATATGAACCAATATTTAGATACGAGGTTGAATTACGATAGTTGCTCCTACAAGGAAAAATTAAAGAGAGCTGTCGGTCCCGGTTTATATCACCTAGAAACCCCCTATAATGATTGTGTTGAATGCTTTCAAGATGTCCCTAACGATCCCGCTTTAAGATATCAGAATTACGGACAAAACACATGCAGTATGAAAAAGGCTGTTGATGATTCAAGCGAATTACTCGGTTTAAATTACAAGAACACAAAGTGTAATGCTGACGAATATTTACCAGGACGCTACGAACCTACCGGGTGTTCTATTAAGGGCGCAAATAAACCGCGTTCTTGTATCGTTCCACGCGAAGATACGCGACTTTCCAATCCGCCATGCACATTAAAGGAAACAGGAATCAATCGCTGGGAATGGCTTTGCTTTGATCCGCAAGAACGGGCAATTGAAGCATTTGACCGGATCCCGGTGAATTATAGGATGGTCGCGAAAGATAACCATACGCCGTGTATTGAACAACCAGAAGATCAATCTGTGTTTTTCCCGACGAATAGCGGCACGGATGATTTAAAATCTAATTTGGATGCATGGAGAAATAAGTCAAAGGAAAATCTGGCATATTCCCCTGGATATCCTTACGGCACAATGTATCCAAGTGTAAAATGTAAAAATTAAAAAAATAATGTTCTTGTTCAACTCTTGTTCAACTCTTGTTCAACTCTTGTTCAACTCTTGTTCAACTCTTGTTCAACTCTTGTTTAACTCTTGTTCAACTCTTGTTCAACTCTTGTTCAACTCTTGTTCAACTCTTGTTCAACTCTTTCTCCCATACTTCATAGAAAAATTCCCTTACATTATCAAACTCAATAGGACAGCACTCTAACGCTTTAACATACACTCGTTTGAAATTATTTTTTTTAAACTCTTCGTCTACATAATGTTTATGATTAAGATTTTTAAAATCATTCTCTATTATGACCTTTTGAAAGTTTTCTAGAAATGTAGGTTCGTCCCGAAGGATATAATACAATGCTCCTTCACAGTCAGCAACCAAGGTATCAAAACGAAGATCATTATATTTATTCTTAATATCACTCCACGTTGAAGTTTTAATCTTTGTCCAGTCAACAAAATCTTCGCGATACATTTCATTCACAGGTTTTGTATTCCAACTCTTTTGATATAATTCACACTTGGATATCGCACAATCTTCAATATGAAAACTTAGATTATTTAATTCTCTATTATCTTTCAATTGCTGCGCATAAGTATTGAAACTTTCAAATACCACTAAATTTTTACTGTCATTTAATAGAGATGCGATGATACATGAATTTCTCCCAATATTACCCCCTATCTCCAATACAATATCATCCGGTTTAATATACATTACCGACATCTCTTGTTCTGGATATTCTTCGCTGAAATTACCATAGTTTAGTTTTAATCTACTATGTAAATCAGACAATCTCTGTGTAATACTATTTTCTACGCTCATTTTATTATATGGTATTATTATAGTCTTATATCTAATTGTTAATACATACTATATTAACTATTTTTTTTCCTTCATTCATTAGAGGTTAATAATGGATTTATATTCTAATGATAATGACATTCCGTCAATGAACAATATCTATAGTTCTACCTATTGGGAAAAGGTAAAGGCAGATGAGCAAAAGCGAAGCGACAAACTGTATGAAAAAGCGAAATCACCGTATGAAACAGGGATCGTCGCGAAACCCTCCTACGCAGATATGTTTGCGCGTATTGATATGGACAGCGCAGGTAGTAGCAGTAATGGCGCAGATAACTTCGTTTCTTCTTTATCGGGTGAAATGATCAACAAGGGCGATTTTTCGCATAACAATATGACCCCTTTCTTACGAAAAAACGTCACGCAAAATACCAATATAGAGAATATGTCCTCTGTATTTGATACAAAAACCGGAAACAACCAATTCTGGCAAAATAAAAAAGAAGTGCCCTGTCTATTTAAACCCGAGATGAACTCAGGAGGGAACATTTGCGGTATGAAAAACAACGATGACTTCTTAAAGTCACGCATCAATAATTCGGCGCGCGTGAATAACTTTTTCCCGATAGAGAAGATAAGAGTTGGTCCCGGTATTAACAAAGGATATGACTCCGCACCCACCGGTGGATTCCATCAAATGGATACGGCAGATTACGCAAAACCTCGCACCTTAGACGCGTTGCGTAGTAAAATCAATCAAAAAGAAACCTATTTTGAAATACCGATGCAAGCACCACCAAAAGGAACAGAGCAACGAAGCATCATTACGCCATTTGACAAGAACCGACCGGATACGAACTATGAAGTGTCACCCGATATGTGGTTGAAAACTACAGGAGCTTACACAAAAGAAGCCGAGAGACCTTCGCAAAATGTGAGACCTACCGCCCGTCCAGAGTTCCACGTAGAATACAAAGGACCCGCGAACTATGGTGAAAACTCACCGGGACAAGGTATAGAGAATGACTACGGGAAGGGCACAATAATGCTTTCTGATAACGAGCGAACTACCACTGGAACGCGAACTGTCGTATCTAACGTATCGTCGCTTGTGAAAGCGATTGTAGCACCTATAATGGACGCTCTTAAATATTCTATGAAAGAATATACAGTTGAAGCGGAGCGAGCAGTAGGCAATCCGAGCATCCAGATACCGAGCAAAGCAACCACCTATGATCCTGACAATCATATTATGAAAACCACAGTAAAGGAGACGACAATACACGACAGTGACCTCACCAATCTCTCTGGAAACAAAGAGACCTACTCAGCACTCCACGATACTGCGAAGATCACCGTAAAAGAGACAACTATCCACGACAGCGAAGCTACCAATCTTTCGGGCAACAAAGAGACCTACTCGGCGCTCAATGACAACGCGAAAACAACTGTAAAAGAAACGATGATACACGACAGCGAAGCACTCAATCTCTCTGGAAACAAAGAAACCTACTCCGCGCTTAATGATACCGCAAAGACGACTGTGAAAGAAACGATGATACACGATACAAATATAGCGAATATCAAGGGAGAAAAAGGAGTCGGTTATGTCGTCTTTGACGAAAATGACGCAAAGAAGACGCTGCGACAAACATTGCCGAAGATAGACAGTATTCGCAATATAGGTGGCACGACATACAAGGTTTCCTTATATAACCCTGATTTGATCGCAAAAACGACGATGAAAGAGACGTTGATTAAAGGGAAGTCGGAGAATGGATTCTTAGGAGGTATTTTGGAAGGTTTATTCGGTGGTTATATGAATGCGAATGTTGAACTTAAAAATACTCATAAACAATTCTTGTCGGATACCAACGAGTATGGGATAGCTGGCGGTGGAGCGGGTGCTGATTTCAGACAAACGGACAGAACTGCGGAAGAGAACGCTGAGATTGACGGGACGCGCGAGGGTATTATGATGAGCGCCGGATATACACCAAACCCTGGAAATGTCAATATTAACAATGACCCCTCGGAGATTGAAATGAGCACCAAGAAACCATTTGAGAATAGCATTGCAGCACGCGATACCGGAAATATCGGGATGATCTACCAACCATCGCCTGTATTTGACAATTGTAGTATTACGAAGATGCCTGACAAATCCAACGCATTCTCTAACCGATTAGACAGTGATCTATTGGAACCGATGAATAGCAACGATTTTGCGATTAAAATCAATCCAATCCGTAAAGGATGTAAAGTGTAGTGTGAAGAAAAATAATATAATATATAGATTATGAAGAATACGAAGCATATTATAATTGGCGCAGGTATTACGGGGTTGTATTTGGCATATAAATTGATATTAAAAGGTGTTCCATCAACTGATATAGTTATATTTGAGGGTTCTGGAAGAATCGGTGGGCGTATTTATACGAATGAACACAATGGTTTTAGATATTCTGTGGGTGCCGGGAGATTAGGAAAGAAGCATAAATACGTTATGAAACTAATTAAGGATTTTAAACTTCAGGATCAGATAATAAATATTAGCAAAAATAATAAGTATTTCATTGAGGGACACTTGATGAATGAGCAAGAACTCTTGAAACATTATAAATCTAATTTCAAAAGCTTACATGATTTGTGGAGATTTGCCATTGATAAAAAATTGAATGGCAATAAATATGACCCCCGTTTATATAATTTACATAACTATTTCTCTCTAATATTGAAAGAGAATGAGGTTGAGTTGCTGAAGATATCTCTTGGATATATTGGCGAGATGTATGATATGAATGCCTATAATTGTCTCCTGACATTGCGAAAAGATTTTGATATTCGCAATAATGAATTTTTCGTATTGCGCGATGGAATACATATATTATGCGATGTCCTATATAAATATATAATAGATGCTGGCGTTTCTGTTCATTTTTCATCAATGTTGGAAGATATCAATGATGAAAAAAAACATATAAAAATAAATGGTGTGACACATCACTATTCTACGCTATATTTAACAATTAAACGAGGTGATTATATGAAAATAGGATATTTCAAGAAATACGAGAATATCTTTAATACTGTAAGCGACGGACATTTATTGAGAATATTTGCCCAATATAAAGATGTATGGTTTAAAGATTTGCCCAAGATACTAACACAAAATAAATTGCAGTTTATTATTCCAATAGATTATAATAGTGGTTTAATACAGATCAGTTATAGCGACCGATATAATGCCGATTTTTGGAATGCCTTTAAAAATGAGAAGGATGTCAAAAAATATTTGACAAAAATATTGAATGAGATGTTTCCTGATAAAAATATCGTGGAACCTGAATGGATTACTATGCATTTCTGGGAAGCGGGAGATCATATGTGGAATGTCGGAGTAAATACAAAAGATATACAGGATAAAATGGATCAGATATTTATTCCCAAAGATATCTATATATTGGGTGAAACATACAGCGAACGCCAAGCATGGATTGAAGGAGCTATAGAAACTGTCCATAAGAAGCTAAAGATATGAAAAAATAATAATTGATAGAATATATATTTATAATAGTAATATAATAATATCCGAATGACTGCGAATGTATCACCGCTTAGATATCCTGGTGGAAAAACGAGGGCATGTAAAATAATTGAGGAGGTAATACAGAAACATTTTGATATAACCTCATTTGACACAATTATTTCTCCATTCTTCGGAGGTGGTTCATTTGAGTTTTACATGCAAAATAAGTATGGCGTAATGCTAATCGTGAATGATAAATTTACACCATTATATAATTTTTGGAAACAGGTTAAAATAGACAAAGGAGGATTATGCGAAGGATTGCGCGGGATAGATTCGGTATCAAAAGAACAATTTATGGACTATCGTAAAACAATTATGGATTTGGATACGGATACATTACAACAGGCGATATATTATTTCGTAATCAATCGTTGTTCGTTTAGTGGTTCTACATTGTCTGGGGGATTTTCACAAGAAGCTAGTTGTAAACGATTTACACAGTCGTCTATCAATAAGATAGAGGCGCTTGATTTTACGAATATTGATCTATATAATGAAGATTTTTACGATTTTCTTACACAACAACATCCTCAACATCCTAACGCATTACTATTCTTAGATCCACCATATTACTTAGAACGTAAATCCAAGTTATACGGGAACAACGGGGATCTTCACGAAGGGTTTGATCACATACAGTTATTTAATTTTCTAAAAAAAGATAGAAAAAAGAGATGGGTTCTTACTTATAATAATTGTGCGTTTATTAGAGACATGTATAAGGATTTTACGATCATTGATGTTTGTTGGAAATACGGTATGAACACTACGAAGGAATCCTCAGAGATTATCATCATAAACTAAATTATTTGGCAGTCTTGCTTGATTATCCAAGTTGAATTCACTATTTATTAGTTTATTTATATTCTTGGGTTTGCACGCGATAGTCACAGATAGTTTACAAAACCCATTTTTATTTTTACGCTGGTGTATTTTAGTTCTTCCTCTAATTTCCTGATCGCATATAAATTCGGGCACGTTAAATTCGCATTTATCATCCCCTAAATGATATAGACCTTTATCGGATATTTGTATATATGAGCAACCCTTATGATAATATAATTTCTGTATAGTATCATTTGGACAATCAATATAAAAATCATTATAATCTTTTGTTTCACATTTTATTTTCAACCATTCTTCGTGCGTTATGTTATTTACCATAAAAGGCGGTATATTTCCGTTAAACAAGGTCATATTAGAAATAAGATCTTCAAATATTTTTTTGGAAGCGTCAGGAATTTTATTATATTTGCTCCCTATCCATTTTTTATGTATAGTATCATAATGTATTGAACACTGCATCCAATCAGGGGTTCTTGACTTTTTTATTTCAATTGATATATCACCAATTGAATTCATATTGCAACTGATATCGTTTTTGGATGTGCTTCCCCCCAGTTCGTCTTCGCATTGCGTGTTAAATGGTTTATCATTCAGTTTACATTTTTTAACTATATTGAATACTTTTACTTCGTAATTCTTTCCATTTATAGAACATCTGCTACCTCTCCCTTTATTACTCATTATGATGATTGATACTCTTATAGTAATCATCAATTTTATATATGAGCGAATAAAATCATATAAGAATAACGCATATTATATAGGTTGTAGCGGAATTGAGAATAAACTCGTCGCTACACTATGATTGTTCGCGTGGCCTAATCGGTTAGGGCGTCGCTCTTATGAAGCGAAGATTCTGGGTTCAAGTCCCAGCGTGAACAACTTATTTTTACTATATAAATATATGAGTCGTTAATATTGACAAGTATATTTATGAATAAGATCGCATTTCTCTTTTTAATATATGATATGATCAATCACGAAATCATATGGTATAGATACTTTCAAGGTATCCGTAAGAATCGCTACAACATCTACATTCATTATAAGGTGGATGATAAACTGGAGTTTTTCAATGAATATAAGATAGATAAGAGTAAAATAATAAATACGAAATACGCGGATATTTCCATTGTAAAGGCACAAAACCAGCTGATTCGCGAGGCGTTAAAGGATACCGCGAATACACACTTTATATTTTTATCAGGTTCGTGTATTCCATTGAAATCTTTTAACTATCTCTATGATCACCTTGAACCAAAGCATTCCTATTTTCATGTCGCAGATCCCGACGATTGCTTTCCAGATTGCGAAGTCGCCCTACAATATATCCCGAAAAAGCATATAAAGAAAGCGTCGCAATGGTGTATTCTCAATCGCAAACACAGTGAGTTATTAATAGACGGTGCAAACGGAGCAAATAATTATTTACTATGGTTCAAGGATACGTATGCTCCCGATGAGTTGTGTTATATCTCTTTTCTTTCTTACGTTTATAATCATACACTAGATGACGAAATAATAGCGACGTCCTATCTTTCGCCTCCAGAAGTCGCGACGACATTTGCGAACTGGGAAGATATGAATTATAAATATGTGTCGGAAAGAGAATTGAAAAATTATAAAAGTATAAGCGAAGAGGAGTTGGTGCACTTATTACGCAGCGAAAGCTTATTTGGTAGAAAGTTTAAACCGGCGTCCTATTCTTCGCTGAACAAAAGGATCTATTATGAGACGATTACTTGACTGTTTTTATTCTGATTTTTTGTTTAATAACAGCATATGTGTTCGGTTCTTTGAGAACTACTTTTGGAACTTTTTTGCGTGTCTTCTTGGGTTCCTTTTTAGGTGCTACCTTAGTCTTTATTTTACGCCCTCCTTTCTTTATATCTTCTTCTAGAAATGTACGAATATCATCAATTTCAAGTAAATTTATATTGGTTTTATAGTGTGCAATATCTAATATAACATCTCTATATTCGTTGCTAAGATTTTTCATATTTTTAAATTTTTTAAAATTGAATAAGTTAATAATTGCTATTATTTTATTTTCTTCATTATCACATAATTCATAAATAAAATCTACAATAAAATTTCCTAAATCCTCTAATAATGGTATCTTATTGTTATAGTAAAGTGTTATTAAATGTTTAATTATAATATATAATCTCGCATCATAATCATCATAATCATCATTGTTATCATTGATATCATATAACATTTTTTTTTTAGAAAGTTGTGTGTTTTTTTTGAATGTAATTAACAATTTAAACCAATCTTTCAAATTATGTGTGGTTTCTCCTTGCCATTGTTTATTAAATTCTATATAAAAAGCATTATCTGTATATTTATATTTAATATCCTTCCTTATTTTATGAACTTCATTTAGAAGATCTACTTTTTTTCCCTTATAAACTTTTTTTGCGTCGTATAACCCTTCTCCAAAACTTTCAATTTTTGAATATAACCATTTCAAATATATGTATCTATCCGTGAATGGGTTTATACTTGGGAACCTAACCAACCAAGATACGATATAATATAGTTTTTGCCTATAAGAAATTTGACCTTGATTTTCATATAATTCGTAAAAAATTTCTGCGTATCTATTTCGAAATGTATTATCATGAAATTCAAAACAAGTTAAATTTTCTTTCTTTAATATGCTACTAAAAAGTTTAACAATTGTATTGTCATCATTGTCATCATTGTCATCATTGTCATCATTGTCATCATTGTCATCATTGTCATCATTGTCATCATTGTCATCATTGTCATCATTGTCATCCTTGTCATCATTGTCATCATTGTCATCATTGTCATCATTGTCATCATTGTCATCCTTGTCATCATTGTCATCCATATCTTTTAAATCTATTTGAAAATTGCTAAACTCAAAATTAGTTAAATTAGTCATCTTATTTATTATATTCAATAATTCTAAAATATCTGAACTATTGCTAAATTCATGATGTTTTAAAACATGATGTTTTAAAACTAAAGTTTTAATTTTATCTAAATTAGATAAATTTTCAAAGAATTCTATTATATCTCCCAAGTCAAAATTTTCTAAGATAATTGTATCTATATTTACCAAATATGATGCTAAACTACTGATTCGCGATGAAGATTTAACCAAGTAAACTTTAGTTATATCTGATAGTGATTTATTTTTCAGTGATTTATTTTTCAGTGTTAAGTCATCATCAGCTAGACAATTAGAATTAGTTATTATACTTTTCAATAACACTTCTTTTTTTCTTTTTTCTTCTTTGTAAAGTTCTTCTTTGTAAAGTTCTTCTTTGTCTTCTATATCTCCTTTTTTTTTTATTTTAGCAGCGTATGCTTCTTGTGCTTCTTGTTGTTGTTTTTCTTTTGCTACCATATTATAGTGTGTTTCCAATTCACCTTGAGTTAATTCTGGTTCATCATCTAATAATCGCAGAAGGTTTATTTTAAAAACATTAATATCAGAACCTTCTTTTCTATTTTCTAATACCAAATTGTATATTTTATCTATTTTTTTATAATAATAACAAGTTAAACCACTATATGATGATCTTTTACTAAATATATTATCAATATATTTATTACAATGATATGTTATCGTTTTTAAATATTGAATCAAATAATATTCAAAATCACTTTGTGGACTTAAATCTTGAAAGTGATTAACCTCTTTTAATCTATACAAGAAAAGAGCATATTGTGTTTTGGGGGCACCTTTAACCTTTTCTATAACTTCTCTATGTAAAAGATGTTGTTCTATATTTAATATATAAAAATTGAGAAGTTTTATGCTTTCTTCAATTTTTTTCTTTTGTTCATCAGTTAGTTCTTCAGTTAGTTCCTCAGTTAGTTCCTTTTTAAATGTTTCATATTTTAATTTTGCTATCCGAAGATCTTTATAATAAAAGTTATAAAGATCTTTTATAAACGCTACAAAGTTTATATGAATAGACCCACCTTTTATTCCAGAAAGTTTATCACATATTTTTTTTAATGGTTCATCTAATTTATTTATGAATTTATTAATATCGTCTTCTGTTTTTTCATTTAATATTGTTTGAAAGATGACTTTTAATCGTTCATCTAATGTTGATATATGTGATATATGTGGTGGTAATATCGGCGGTGATATATGCGGTGATATATGTGGTGGTAATATAGGCACAACACTATTCCGCCCTCCTCCAGAATATAATTTATTGACATTCGCCGAATTCCGTAAGGGTCGCTTATTCGTTTTTTGTCGTCGTGATTTATCTTGTAGTGTCCCTTTTTTACAAACACGTTTAATACAATTACCCTTCGTTGGGTCTTTCGCCATTATATTCCTATTAAAGACTTACGAAAATAAAAGCACCATTATATGATTTACTCTCTATATAACGATAACTCTTTGTGAAAAATCTCGTATCATAAGATGACATAGTTGAGTGTAAAAGACAACCTTAAAGTTCATTTTCGTAAAGATATAAAGATAAGTTATATTATAATATAATTACTATGAATAACTGCTATCAAGACTGGGAACCTGTTGTAATACGAAGTAATACCGCAGCAAAGAAAGAAGCGCAACAGCATCAGTCCGCGAAACCGATGGGGAACAAGGAATTCCAGCGATTAGACAGCGATGAAATTCCTAAGTTAAACAAAATAACGCGCGAACAATCACAAGCAATCTCCATCGCAAGAAACGCTTGTAATTTTTCGCAAAAAGACTTAGCGCAAAAATTAAACATCCCAGATAATATTATTAGAGAATATGAGAATTGCACGGTTGCCAACTTTTCACCCCAATTATATAAGAGGATCTTGAAGGCATTGAAAGTTAATCCCAAGTTAACCCCAAGTTAATATATATGTTTATATATGATTTACTCGCTATCTGCCGAGCACTCCGACGATGACACTGATGACGCGTCAGTTCCGTCTCCGCCACCGTCGCTAACACTGCTTCCACTACCACCACTATTATAGGGTTCAAATCCCATCTTCATAGGATCTGTGGTATTCCTTAGAACACTAGGATTCACATTCATTTTTTTTATTTCATATGAAGTATTGTCATTCTCCATTATACCAAGCGACGAAAATATATCAGCATCATCATTAAACGCCATATACATCACCGAGAATACAGAGGATACGATCAATGCATACGCCATAATATTATTCACTGTGAATAAATCCTTGCTAATATCATACGGTTCTGCGTCGCTATTCCTGTTTATACTATCTATATATTGATAAGCACCTAAAACAAATGCGGATATAACGATTGAAAATAATAATATATACATATCTATATATATTTTCCTATTATTCTTATATTCATTAAAACGCACCTCCTTAACTAAAAACTATACTTGTCATCGCGTGCTACCTTTTGTTTTATACAACGCCCGGTAGCTGGGTTTAACACTTGACCTTCCTTGCATTTCTTTGGAGACTTCGCAAGCTTCACAGTCTTCGCAACCTTCGCCTTCTTAGCATCAGTTACCTTTGTTGCAACCTTCACCGCAACTTTCACACCGTCACCAACACCTGCTTCGTCATCATCTGCTACTATCGCCTTCGCAACCTTTGTCTTCCTAGCGACTGGCGCCTTCTTAGTTTTTACCGCCTTTATCACCACAGCGCCTGGTTCGCCAATCACGTCATCTTCAACATCTTCAATTACCTTTATAGCTTCCTTTACACCATCCGCAACGCCTATGTCGTCATCGTCTGCGACAATCGCCTTTGTCTTCTTCGCGACTGTCGCCTTCTTAGTTTTTACTGCCTTTATTATAGTATTACCCTCTTCATCTTCAGCAACTGCTTTCTTGGCATTTTTGCGCACAGCAACCAATGGTTTCTTTATAAAACAATTATTTATAAAATCAATAACGTTCTTCGGCGTGTCCTTGTCCTTTACTGCGTTCTTTTGCTCCTTCTTCATAGTCGCAAGTTCCTTCTTTAACTCCTTCGTCTCATCTTTTGTCAATTTAACCTCCTTGTTATTCAAACGATCCTCGTATTCCTGTATTTTAAATTTGATTTCATTTAATCCCGTATTGGTTACACGCGTCTGTTCAATTTCAAGCAACACATCGCGTATTACAGGATATGCGAACTGACTGCGGTCATTCGCGCGATCAATATAACTTACTAAACCAGTGATACGATTCATGAATTCTTGCGAACCCTTCTCTGTGAATAAACCGTTCTCATTACAGAACATCGTCTTAAATCTATCAAATTCTTCGGGGAATCGTTCAAAATTCTCTAATAATAAATTAAGTATTTTTACACAACTCATATGATCGTCCGTAATCGGTGTAGCGGTCATAAGAAGCATCTTCAGCGAATCGTTCCCAGATGCCTTGTATGAGTTTTGAACCATCGTTTGAAGAACCTCCGGGTTCGGTTTCTCTAACGCCGAAAGCGACGAACTATATATCTTATGTATTTCATCAATGATAATGAGCGTCTTACGAAACGGGTCTTCTTTGCCATTCAAATCCACCATCTCCTTATAATATTTATTTTTGCCCTTAATAAGATTCGTAAATTGCTTGTAAGAGATAGGTTGTAACCAATTCTTACCTAGAAACTCCATACGTTTCGCTCTCGTTGTCGGTAATATTTCGCCATTATTCAGTCGCTCTTGTATGATCACATTACATATGTTGTCAAACATATTTTTCCAAATGTCCTCTTTCAGTGTATGCCTTGTTACCCATAATATCGTGTATCCCTCCCTTGCGAAAGTATTCGTGGCGGTCGCAATTGCGGTGCATGTTTTTCCTGAACCGACGCTATGGAATAATAACATTCCTTTATAGGGCGATTGCGGGGTTAAAAACTTTTGAACGAAATTTTGCGTATGCGAGAATGTGACGATGTTGTATGGTTTTACAGACTTCGCGACAACCGCATCCATACCAGCGTCCGTATCCTTAGCATCGCTATCCGCATCCGCTACAGGTGCTGCGACGCATTTATTTACGATATCTACGTATGCCCATTTATACGGCGCATAGTGTTTCTCTACATATTTGTATAATTCAAAATTCGTCATCTTGGTTTTTGGTGGCACCGGTTCAAACTTCGGTTTCTTGACTATCAATTGACTCTTATATTCGTAGATAAATTTCAGAGCATCCGCAAAGTTTTTGTCTGTAATCGCATTCACCTTTTTATAGTAGTTGAGATTCTCAATGATCTTATCGCCATATAATTTTAAAAAGGGTATTGGATTCATCCAAAGTTTATTGATTGCGTTGCAAAAGTTCTGGTTCTTATCTATAATATTACACAAATGGGGTTTCGGAAACCGTTCATTCAAGTATTTTAATAAATCACCATCCTTTATATAGTTAGCAACTTTGTTGGTTTCTTCTCCGCGATATAGTTTCTTCGTTCCTTTTTTCATACGAACATCGTCGCGATTGCCAACATTATCAATCGTAAAAACAGCGGCGATAATGAGCAGCGCGTTTGCAGACGGGAAGTCTTCGAGAGGTCCTTGGCACTTCTTCTTACAATCAATGCTATTATCATTTGTATAGATCTTCCCGCGTATATTATTTACGACCTCTATCAAATCCTTACGTTTCGGTTTTTCTATCTTGATATTATTCTTCGCCATCATATAATCATAAAAGCGGTTGTTCTTTTCGCTTAATAAATGTAAATTCTCGGTGAGTGGGGTATCCACAGCGGATGCGATGATAATAGACTCTATATCCGCAATGAAATTAAAAGCGCTGATGTTTTTATTGCTATGTTTAATATATAAGTCATGCACAGTATTATCGTTGTCGTATTTGATATTGTAGCGAAAAATATTCAGTGCCCACCCTACGTTCGGGACAAATGGTAATCCAGATTGTCCACAATATCGCGTTCCTCGTCCAACAACTTGCGTATATTCTGCCTTTGTCTCAAGCGGTTCTAAGATGTGCATGTATTTCACATCAAACACATCAAGTCCTTCCTTATATCCCGAATCTAATACGATGATACGCATATTTTTACCATTGATATTTGCAGGGCGCTCGTTCATAAGGGTCATCATCTTCTTCTTTAAACCGACTGTGAGTGGTTTTTGATATACGGTGGATGTCGTTAGAAGACCAAATGTTCTATCTTTGTCTTTGTCCTGAAGATCCGTTTTGATAGCGAACTTATTAGAATATACGAGGTTGAATTTATTGGCGATTAAAGAGGATGCTACCATTTTTGCCCCATATACGCCGGATACATCGCTGTATATGATGTGCTTATAATATCGGTTTTCATTCGCCATATCCTTTGCGTCTAGTTCGTTGATACGTTGTATCATATTGTATATCTTTGGAGATAGGTCTGGGAGGTCTTTCAATACGATATCGGGTTTGAACTTTGCGGAGTCAAACTTATGCTCAGGTTTAACATTTGCCCAAGTACCCGTATTGCGGATACATAGCGCTTCATTCGCTTTTTTATTCATTTTTATAAATTATATTCTATAATACGCCGATATAAAAATTTACATAAATAGAAAAAAGAATAACGAGTAAATGCGAAGTCCACGAAGTCTACGAAGCATATATAAAGCATATATAAAGCATATATGTAAAATATCATATATATTATTACGAATATGATTATCAATGTAGAAGAAATTCAAAATGTTCTATTGGCAAAAAAAATAAATATTAAAGGTTGTTTCCACGTAGGTGCACACGACTGTGAAGAAATGACGATCTACAATAATTTTGGAATTAAACCTGAAGATATCGTGTGGGTGGATGCTCTCGCATTCAAAGTGCGTCAATCCATCGCACAAGGAATACCCAATGTATATCACGCACTTATCACAGACAAGGACGATGAAGACATCCTATTTAATGTCGCGAACAATTTACAATCGTCAAGTATCTTGGAGTTCGGAACACATTCAACGGAACACCCAGGAGTCGTCTTTGTAGACAAGATACATATGAAGAGTATTACAATTGACACGTTCTTTAAACGAAACAATTTGGACGCATCAAAATACGATTTTTGGAACTTTGACATTCAAGGAGCAGAGTTGTTGGCATTAAAAGGAGCTACAGAAACGATCAAGCACGCAAAGGTGTTGTATTTGGAAGTGAATTCAAAAGAATTATATAAAAATTGTGCGTTAATTCACGAGATTGACGAGTTCCTAGCGCAATTTAACTTTAAACGGGTTTTAACAAATATGACAATTCACAAATGGGGAGACGCATTGTATATCTTGGATACTTAGAAGAAGTATAATTTATTATTTTTATTATTTTTATTATTTTTATAATTCATTTGCGAGTGCCGTGTATTTCGCTATCACATCTTCAAAGGTTTTATCATCGACTCCAAATCTAATATTATATTCGGCATTGAACTCTTCTATGCTATACGCGTCGGCAACCGTCATCTTTTTCAACTTCGCCAAGTTAAAATGACGATAACTATTGCCTTTCTTAGCAAACTTTGTTTTTGTCAAAGGGTCTTCTACAATATAAAGTGTATCAATAAGATGATGGTTATTTTGGATATTTACATTTTCTCTGTAATAATTAGTATCAATATTTGGCTTTCCAATCGCCATAAGCGATAACTCATAGTATTTCTTTAAATACTTGTTCTTCATAAGTTCGTCGTAAGGCATAAGAATATCCAACATTTCGTTTACAGGTGCTTCCAGTTCATCTCCTTCTATAATTTCTATATATACCTTATTGCCTAACTTTACAAATATAATTTCATTGTAATATGCTGTCGTCCTGAAATTTAAATCCTTGCTAATGTAAGTGAAAACAGAAAGTTGAACCGCATTCTTGTCAGTTACTTGATGTTTATAGACTAGTTTCTTAGGCGACTTCTTGACAATGTCTTTGCTCTTCACCGCAACATCCCCTTTTGCCTTTGCTATACCCTTGGCGATCGCATTCTTCAACAAGATACACCTTCCAGTCGCTGGGTTTAACACTTTGCCATCCTCGCATTTCTTAGGTGACTTCTTGACAACATCATTTCCTTTTCCTTTTATGATACCCTTGACGATCGCATTCTTCAACAAGATACACCTTCCAGTCGCTGGGTTTAACACTTTGCCATCCTCGCATTTCTTAGGTGACTTCTTGACAACATCATTTCCTTTTCCTTTTATGATACCCTTGGCGATCGCATTCTTCAACAAGATACACCTTCCAGTCGCTGGATTTAACACTTTGCCATCCTCGCATTTCTTAGGCGACTTCTTGACAATGTCTTTGCCCTTCACAGCAACCTTTCCTTTTGCCTTTTTCGTCTTAGATTTTTTAGGACTATTCGGTGTGTCGGGACGATGAATTGTTTTAGAAAGTCGCAGTATATCATTATCCTTTTCTATTGAAGTCTCCACCCCAACATCTTTCTGTATATAGACTAAGATACGTCGCCCTTTGCTAAAATTAAAACATAGGTCAGCTTGCTTTATTTCATTTTTTGTTTTCAATATGTCAGGAATACACGTTTTTGTGTTTAAACAAAAGTCATTATGTTTTTTAATATTCCAACCATATTTCATAAGTTCACAAGGGATCTTTCTTGTAATTCCTGTATTCGCCATCTGCGGGTCCATACTTGTCCTTGTCCATCCATTATAGACGAATTTGTTTTTTTTACACGTAATACCTGCGATCGCGTGTCCAGTTTTCCTTTTATTCCAGTTAGACAATATTACTGAATCTAAATTATACTCCGCGCCACGATAATATATATTTTCACTCAATGATGTTATGTTTTTCTTTGTATCGCCATCGTTTATTATCGTATTTGGGAAGATATTTTTGTAGAACTTTGTAAATTCCTTATTATCGTGAGCAATTACAAGCAATACTGGCGGTGCCGTCATATTTTCATCTACATAATGGAAATTTCTGTTCCCATTGACGAGAGTTCTAATATTCTTTCGGACAATTCTATATTCCATACTATTTAATTCATCATTCAAATACGAGTAAAATAAGTGTTTGTCTGATACATTATAATCAAATATCTTATAATCTATATTTAATAATTTATATAATTTACCGATGTAGTATTCTGAATTGAATCCACCCGAAGTAGTTTTCGGGTTATAAGGAAACGCTTTGTTATTCTCTTTATATAATAATTCCAATATCATCGCAAAGGTATTGTCGCTAAACATCTTATAATCTCCACTTTCTCTACTTGCGGTCTTCAAGTATTTGTCATCTAGAACCTGCTTTAATAAAGTAAATAAATCTTTCTTTGTATTCCAATGCTTAGAAGCATTCAATAATTTTCGTCTACTACGCTGACTGTAAAACATTGCGACGAAAGCTGCCATAAACCAACAAATGGGTCCTACTTGTTTTGGTGTTAGGATCCGTGAACATATGCCACTATTTGTCATTCTCTAATAATTATAAAATATTATAATTTACACTTTCGCTTTTATGATACCCTTCGCAATTGCTGTCTTCAACAAAATACATCTACCAGTCGCTGGGTTTAATACCTTGCCTTCCTCACATTTCTTGAGAGACTTCTTGACGACGCCCTTGTCCTTCCCCGTTTTTGCCTTTGCTTTCGCAGCATTCTTTATCAAAATACATCTACCAGTCGCTGGGTTTAATACCTTGCCTTCCTCACATTTCTTGGGAACATCCTTCGCTTTCTTAGGCGTATCATCCTTTTCGTCAGAAGTATTCACAACAGGATCTTTGCGAACATAGACTAAGATTCGCTTTCCTTTGCTAAAATTAAAACATAAATCGGATTTCAATGCTTCAAGCCTTGTTTTATATATTTCTGGAATACATTGTTTGGTATTTAAACAAAAGTCATAATGTTTTTTTATATTCCAATCATACCTCATAAGTTCGCAAGGTATTTTTCGGGTAATTACTTTATTAGCAATCAACGGATCCATACTCGTCCTCGTCCATCCATTATAAACATACTTATCTTTTTTACAAGTGATTCCAGCGATTGCGTGGAATCCAATACCTTTTTCATTCCAGTTTTCCAATACAACAGAGTCTAAATTATATTCAACACCAAGATAATATATTTTTTCATTCAAAGT